CACGCATTTTGCGTGCGCAGAACTCACAGGAGTTGATTACTTCTGGTCATAGTTATGGAATAGGCTTCTTACTTTTTAGTAATGGCTATAGGCATTTCTCTATATGCATCAGGGTAATCACCTGATGGTTATATTGTTAATGGTTATAATGTTAGATCATATAATTCATAAATTTTGGCTTATGACTTTTTCCAAGTATCGAGAGAATTAAACTACCTCTCACCCACCCTTAACTGGTTTATCCAAAAATCTGGAAATCCGGAGATCAGTGTAGTTAAGCTGATCGATGAAGGAGAACTGTAGATTCACAGTTCGTTTCCGCCTTTTACAGTACTTATTTTTTTAAGCAGAAACTTGAAAAGGATTTGTAACCCTTTAATGATAGTGGTGAGCGATCCCTCACCTTTTGCGACAAATATATGTCCTGTACTAATCAAAAGACCTACTTGAAACCGTCTTTAGATTTGAAGCTGTAATTTACAGCCCGCGAATGCATGGCATGCCCTGTTCGTGGTGTATTTGTCCTTGATAGGACTACGCTAGTCATGTGGTGTCTAAGACATGACCACCCACCCACGCGTTACTATTTTATAGTGGCGCGGAGCCATAGGCTCGAGGATCGTGTAAATTTGAAGGAACTTGTTCCTAGTTTGCGATTATACGCTTGGGACGGGCATTTGCCCTTAATGTTTTTTGTATTTTAACAATCTGACAACTTTATTTTTTAACCCAGCATTAGGTTAGTTAGAGTAGTATTCGTTAATTTAGAGCTGTGTCAGCACTCGAAATATAAAGAACCTCCCATGTTAAAACTCGTGCCGTCAGTTGAGCAATTTAAACCTCTACGGTTTAATTGTTCACTTGGCTCATTGGAAATTTTATTACAATGAGCAGTGGACTATTGAACTATAAAACGATTAAAAAGGATAAGACGTATGACAGGATTTACCCCACCGATTTCAGGTTGGGGGGGACGTATTCAGTTGCCGCTCGCGCGATTCGTCAGCGAGAAGAATACATGAAGGATAATTATGGCAGTGATTATTGGTTACTCAAAGATCTTAATACAGTTTCAGAACTGTATCATCTAGATTCGGACGAACAACCAATTGTACCCCAAGCTCTTTTGGAAAGAGCCGCTACTTCATATATCTGGAATAAGGTACGCTCTGGAGATGTAACACCAGAGGTCCTGAAACGATTAGAAGTAGTTGTAGCAGCATATGCTGCATTATCTGAATGTAATTCCACAAAGCAATTTGTGGCAACTCTGTTTTTAATTTTGCGCACGGAATTTCGTGATGCAATAACTGAAAGCGTATGTAACGCCATTTTGGAATACCTATCGCTTTCCAATGGAAATGGAATAACGGCCCAGAGTGAGGACACTATACCAAGTTGGTTAGAAAGTCTTCGCTTAGCCGGTGAGAACTGGCAATTAGCCCTAGAGAATCCTTGTGCTACAAAAGTACAAGATTTGTTGACTATGATGGTCACTATGGGCGTTTGTGGACCTATTAATCTCAAATTTGGGAATTTAACATTATTTGCCATTAAAGCACGTAATGAACAGGTTCACGCCACCAGTATGATAGATGCTACATTTAGGACGCTACAATTTTTGGCTGAGAGCGGATATGCTGCTTATGCAACAAGTTCGTTTATGCCATTTTTGTTCACACACAGTGCAGCAGTAAGGTTGGATAAAGAATATCTAGAATTGTTAGATTTATGCGAATACGCATTACCAGGAAACCTGGAACGATTCACAGATATTTCTCCACACGATTTTGCGTACAGGATGGAACAATGTATCAGTGATACTACATTAATGTATGAAACTGTTACATCTCCTCCTGAAAAACGTTTAATTTTTTCCCGACTGCAAAACTTGCGTGCTAAATATAGTACTTATCGTCAAACTAAAGTATCTGGCGGCCTTCGGGTGCGGCCATATGCTATGTTTGTGACTGGTGGGAGCGGGTTAGGAAAATCAGATGTTACTGATATTCTATATAAAACCTGCGCTTCGTACAACAATATCGACGCACATGACGATAAAGTATGTACATATAATTCTTCGGATAAATATATGTCATCATATAAATCATACATGACTGTATTGAAATTTGATGATTTTGCCAATTCTACATCTGACTTTGTAGAAGGTAATCCCGCCATGATGTTGATTAAAGTTATCAACAACGTGAGAGAGTCCGCTGTGATGGCGAATTTGGAGGAGAAAGGCAAAGTATCCATTGAACCCATGTTTGTTACTGTAACCAGTAACGTCATGGATTTGGATGCGAATATTTATTCGAATTGTCCGGCGTCAGTATTACGTCGTGGTGATGTACATATAGTCCCGCGGGTGAAACCGCAGTTTAGGAAAGAAGGTTCTAGTGCATTAGATTCTGCTAAAGCAAACGCTTATTATACAGTAGATGGCATAGTACAGCAACCTGATATTCCTGACTTATGGGATTGTGATGTATATCGCGCCGTAATTCAAGAACGCAAAACTAAGAAGCTAACTGGTTCTGGTCAATACAATAAGGAAAATGAACAATGTATTTTTGTTCCCATTGAGTATAACGGAGCCAAAATGTTAAATGTTCCATTGTTGAAAGTAGTGGAATACTGCTTAGAAGATTCAAAGAAACATTTTGCAGAACAAGCAGAAATAGTTAAGCGTGGAGGCACGGGCAAAGCTTTACCATATTGTGAGGAGTGTAAAAAGCCTACACAACTTTGTAAATGTGTGACAGCACAGGGATTCGACGAATTCTGTAAGCGTGTTACATGTTTATCTCGTCGTGAATGGAAACGACGTATGGTAAAGAATGATATCCAGTTTACATGGAGTAACTTGTCCAATAGGCAAGCTGCTTTGTGCGGTAAATGGGTATCAGGATGGTTGTCCGATCAGGCGGATGGCGCACTCACATTGGCAGCATATCAGATGTATGCATTATCGCATAAACATTCTGATTCATTGATGCGCACTGTGAGCAAATTTGAAAACAGTAAGTTTTTAAAATGGACCACTTACGTACCTGAGAGTTTCAAGAATAATCCCATTGTATGGAGTTTTATGATGGAAACTCGCGTAAATACTATCTCTGACGAACTCAGTTTTGAGTTTCGTCAGCGATGGTTGCGTTTACGTAATTGGAAGTGGTATGGTAGTACTATAGCCATAAGTTATTGGCTAACAGGAGAGTATGCGTTTCCTATGTATTTGATGTTTTTACAATTTTTGTTTGAATATTTCATATATGGGATGCAAAATCTGCTGGTATATAATACTGCCAGGAGACGCCTTGTGGAAGAACACGCTAATGTTCCTGATTTCTTTAAAAGAATCAGAGATAATAATGCCCGCTATGTTATAGGGGGTCTTGCAGCATGTGCTTCTTTTTATGCTTTGTATAAGGTATGGCAAAATGTTTCTCTCAACACCGAACAAGGGACTTTAACACCCACAACTGTAGCAGACTTAGATCAGCGAGATGCTGAAGTAAATATGTGGAAAGTTGCAAGAGTCGAGAAACCATTGCCATTGGGCAAAGTAACAAATCAGTCTCATTTGGAGAATCATATAGCTCGCTCGGTGTGTTGTGTACGCACTGCGGGATATTGTTCAGATGGATTTTTGATATGTTCAAATCGCCTACTTATGCCTATGCATATTTTAGACATGGCGTTCGCTCGCGCGAAAACTTCAACGTTAAAGTTGGAGATAATTCGTAGAGAGTCGGACGTCGTCAATCACAAGTTCGAAACCATCATTAGTCAAGATTTTGTTCAACGTATTGGGGAACATGATTTGGCTTTGGTAGATTGCCCTAACAGTGGCTCTATCAAAGATTTGACGGGTTTCTTACCAGATGTTTTACCAAAAGGTAAGACACAGGCCTCAATGTTATATCGAAGCAAAGAAGGTGTACTTAGTAAGTTTTATACCACTCTGAATCCAAAAGTTGTAAACAATGGATTATATGATGGTAAGGACGGAACATTACGCACTTTCAACGGTTCGGAATATTATTTGCAGGAAAAGATTGACGACAGGTTGACGCCAGTTAACACTTTTGATGGATTGTGTACTGGTGTGTTGTGTGTAAATGAAAATAACCCATATATAGGTGGTTTTCATTTAGGTGGACGCACAAATACGTCCTATGGCGTTAGTGCCACCGTCTTAAGACGGGAGGTAGAGAATGCATTAGAACGTATGTCGTTGGACGGCATATCCACTCAAGCTGCGGAAGCTAATGAAGAACATAGTTCGTATGGTATTGATCACATTGTAGGTGATAAACTCCATGACAAAAGCCCCTTAAATTTCCTTGAGCAAGGTAACTTGGAAATATTTGGGACGTGTAACGGACGCGCGACCGCAGTAAGTAGGGTGATTCCAAGTATTATATCTGATACAGTACATGAAATTACCCAAGTGCCTAATACATGGGGACCGCCCAAGTTTAAAGGTCCTAGTGGACAACACGCTTGGGCCCCATGGCGGGCTTCATTGGCATACTCTGCTAATCCCTCTAGTGGAGTGCCACCCACGTTATTATTACGTGCTAAGCAAGACTATATGTTGCCAATAGCTGATATGCTTGAGGGCAAATATAATTATTATCTTAAAGAGTTGAAACCATTGACAGAGGTACAAATTGTCTCTGGCATTGATGGTAAACGATTTATAGATAGTATGAATCTTGCTACTAGTAGGGGGTTTCCACTTAGTGGGCCAAAATCTCAAGATATAATTGAGTTGGAACCCACAGAGGAACATGCTTGTCCTCGTACTTTGGAACCCTCACATTGGGACGAATTGGCTGCTTTTGAGGCTAACGCCAAGCAATATAAGAGACATAATTGTCCTTTTAAAGCTTGTTTAAAGGACGAACCTACACCTATTTCTAAGGATAAGGTCAGAGTCTTTCAAGCTGCTAGTATGCCATTACAACTTGCAATGAGAAAGTATTTTCTTCCTATTGCACGTATGTTGTCCCAACACCCGTTGATGTCCGAGTGTGCTGTTGGTATCAACGCACATGGGCCAGAGATGGACCAACTCTTCAAGCACATTAGGTATTTTGGAAAAGAACGCGGTTATGCCGGTGATTATTCCAAATATGATCTACGTATGCCAGCACAATTAATTTATGTCGCTTTTGATGTTATGATTTCATTTGCGGAATGTTTTCCAGCGAATTATTCGCAAGATGACATTCGTGTGATGAGAGTCATAGCGACAGAAGTTGCGTGTGCCGTGACTGCCTATAATGGGGATTTTATCCAATTTATTGGGTCTAATCCGTCTGGACAGTCATTAACTGCTTACATTAATTCTATTGTGAATTCATTATTGCATCGTTGTGCATTTTATGCATGGCAGGATGGCAGAATGTGGAATGCACATTTTAAGGATTATGTGAGCTTAATCACGTATGGCGACGATTATGGTGGTAGTATATCTAAAGCAATTGACTATAATAACTTAGACTTTGTTAAGTGGTGTGAACACTTTGATATGGTTGTTACTCCCCCGGACAAAACGTCAGATGTAGTTGATTACTTGGATTGCGATGAGTTGGATTTTCTGAAGAGAAGACCAAGATGGGACGAGGAATTGGGCCTATATATGGGCATCCTCGACGAGAAGTCTATCTTCAAATCCCTTCATAGTAACCTCAAGTCAAAAACGGAAACGCAGGAGGCTGTTGCCAGTAGTTGTATTGGCTCAGCTCTCACTGAGTGGTTTTTGTATGGACGTGAGAAGTACGACGAACGTCGTGAACAAATGAAGGAAGTAGCCGAAAGGCATGGTTTGACCGAGTTAGTACATGGGCTAGATTTGGATTACGATGATCGTATCACCAAATTTAGACATACGTACTATGGCCAAGCCTAATTTTTGGCACCGTGTTCCGGGGAACACATTAAACATCCCCACCTGTTGGTGACAGGAAGCGTGATGCTTTACAAATCACCATCCACACTCTGGTTACCGTATCCAGTCCGATTGTACATACTGTAGGACTGAATATAGGCTTTGTGTGGTTTAGGCACCCGTAATGGGTACCCGTATTTACGGGCGTGTTTCGCCAACACAACAATGTATGTCGCTGGCCATTCTTTGAGCGGAGAATGGTACAGTTGTATTTATAGTAGCTTACTGAAAATAAATTTAATGTACAAATAAATAAAACAAACACTAATTCTATTGAACAGATGGTGGCATTTAAAGATGCCACATCTACTTGGGAGTATAAGGTTGGCAGTGAGCCAGATTATACTTATGGTATCTGCGATAATGATGATGCGGACCTTGGAAATTTTTTCTCAAGGCCACTTAAAATTCGTAGTTACAACTGGGGGACTGGTACGACGCTATTTGAAAAGTTTAATCCTTGGACTGATTATTTCACCAATCCTAGGGTTATTAATAGAATATCTAACTACAATTTGCTTCGTGCCAAATTACACCTTAAATTCATTATTAACGGAAACGGGTTTCATTATGGGCGCATTATTGCTTCCTATGTACCTTACCTTCGTGATGATAAGTTTACGGTGGACAGGGCGTTTATTATACAAGATGTTATTCAGGCGTCTCAACGTCCCCACGTGTATCTTGATCCTACTTTATCACAAGGTGGTGATCTCGTATTACCTTTCTTCTTTGACGAAAATGCCTTGAGCATTCCTAACGAAGAATGGAATAATATGGGTGAGATCATTATGCACACAATGCAATCATTGAAACATGCTAATGGAGCCGATGACTCTGTCACTGTTTCAGTTTTTGCTTGGGCAGAAGAAGTAAATCTTGCTGTCCCCACCAGTGCCGAGCCTGGAGCAATTACTCCACAGGCTCAAGATGAATACGGCACGGGTCCCATTAGTAGACCTGCTTCCGTAGTCGCTAAGGCTGCTGGTGCCCTACGTACTGCACCTGTTATAGGTCCTTATGCAAGGGCTACCGAAATCGCAGCTTCTGCCACCAGTGCAGCTGCAACAACTTTCGGTTTTTCTCGTCCAGCATTGCTAGACGATGTTGTCCCATATAAACCCACAGTTATGGGCAACATGGCAAATACCAATATGCCAGATTCTACGACAAAACTTACTACAGATTGTAAGCAAGAACTTACCGTAGATTCCCGCACTGTTGGTTTGTCAGGTACAGATGAAATGAGCGTTAATTCTATAGCGTGTCGTGAGAGTTATCTTACGCAATTTCCCTGGACCGTTACCGCACCTCCGGAATCATATCTATTTCAAATAGAGGTTACTCCGCAGGTGTGGGACCTTGTTCCGACTAATACCCTAGATGAATTGCACATGCCTGCATGTGCTTTTGCTACTTTACCTTTTGGATACTGGAGGGGATCTATGAAATACCGTTTTCAAATAGTATCCTCCGCCTATCATAAAGGTAGACTTAAGGTTGTCTATGAACCCTATGCTTTTGGCTCTAATGAGTATAATACCAATTATACTTATATAGTAGATATAGCAGAAGATAAGGATTTCACGGTCAACATTGGGTGGGGCTCGGAGCATCCCTGGAGCAGGGTTGTACCCCCTGGAAGGGGTCGATCTACGGACAATCCACCCTTCGTTACAGGAGGAAGTA